GGCTTTGTTAATATAATTAGGATAATCTTGTAAAGGATTTAGGGCAGGTGGTAAGTTTTGAATTGCTCTTGCTAAGCCTGTTGTTTGTAATTGTGATAACGCTAATTGATTGCTTAAACGGTCTGCCTCAGCTGCGTTTTCTGTAAGTAAAGCAAGTTGTAAAGATAGTCTAAGTTTCTCGTCCTCGGTTAATTGGTTCTGCAAGGCTGCCATGATTTGTATTTGTTCCATGTCAAGCAAGCCGCTTGCCTTTTTAAGTTTAGCCTGATCTTTAATAGCCTTGGTTTGTGCGTTAGTTGCTTTTAATTGGGCAAGTGCGGCAGCCTTGGCTTCCTTGGCAGCTCTAGCAGCTGCACCCTCGGCGAATTTAGCCGCACCGCCTTGATCGCCTCCAGCCATTGAACCGCCAGCGGCAAACATGCTTTGTAGGTTTCCAGTTGCCTTAGTTGCAGATTCGCTAATTGCATCAACGCCTTTAATCATCAAACCAATTGCTGCAAACATTGCAGCGTTAGCAGCTATTGCACCAAGCGGGCTAAATAGGAAGTTTCTAGCCACCGCCGCAACCAATATAGCGTTTCTTAAAGCCTTAATTGTTTTAATAATTGCCTCTAAGGAAATAATAAACGCAGCAATTTTATTGATAGTAAACGCTGCAATCATAAGTGCAGCAAAAGTTTTAATTAGAATAATATTGTCAGAAATTAATTGACCAACTTTAATCAACGCTTCGGAAGCAGATTCACCAAACTTAATAATTTTAGTTTGTAATTGATCTATGTCTGTTGCGCCGCTGATTCTCATAATGGCTTCAACCAGACCTGCGCCAATACTAATTCTAGCCATGTCGGCTGCAACCTTTAACTTACCTAATTTGCCAGCAAAAGTATCAGCTGCTCTTGACGCTGCGCCTTTTGTAATGTTAGTTATTTCTTTTAGTATTAAAGCAAAATCCCCTGAAGCAAGAGTTGTTTTACTAAGACCTAAACCTAGTGCGCCTAATCCCTTTGTGTTTCCTAAATAAGCCTTGCTAAGTGCGTCAGCGGCTTGAACTACGCTAATGTTTTGACGAGCAGCAATATCTAATGCAATGTTTGTAAGATTTTGTGAGGCTGCAAGACTTCGGGTTGTAGTTAACAATTTTTCATACGCAGGAATTAACTGCTGATCTGCAACTCCATATTGTAATTTTAAACTATTTAGAAATGCTAATGAGTCTGAAGTTGCAAACTCAAAACCAATATTGCGTAAAGAGTTTTTAAATAATGCTAGTTGCTTTTCTTGGGCAGCAAAAGCGGTAACGGCTGACTTAGCAAAAGCGGTAACACCGACACCAATGAGAGCATGTTTGACGTTTCTTGCCAATTTATCGGCAGCGTTCTCAGCTTGAGTAAATGCTTTCTTGCCTGTAAATTGCGCGGCAATATCAATTACTATACTCATCGTGACGCCTTCCTAAAATATTGTTTCTTTTTAAATTGCTCGTTAGCGTTGTAAATAGCAGTTAAAGCGGCTGCGTTAGCTTTGCCACCGTCCTCAGCCCAAGCTCTAAAGATCAACCGACCTTTCATGTAACGACCGCGCTTTGTAGAACTCTCTATGTTGCCTTGCTTTAACTCACCCATTGCCTGAATAAAATCTGAACCCGCTTGAGGGTTGTTTGAACGACTAATATCTTTTTGACGTGGGTCGCCTAAACGACCAACCCAAGGCTGACCTGAAGGATTTTTTCTACCAGCTGTTTCATAAATAGCACCCGCAGCAGATTTGTTAATTATGTAATAAACAGCTTTAAATCCGCGCCTGTTTGTTTTGCGTGGAGTTGAACTGTATTGAATTTTTGAAACAACAGTTGCCGCGTTAAATAAAGGGAACTTTCTTAACCTATTATCTTGAGCGTCAAAGTAAAATTCAGATCGTCGTCTGTAATTCCAGTTGCTTAAAGGTGAACTGCTAGGAACATAATCTTGGGCTTTCTTAACTATGCCACCAAGGGCAACAGCCATTTGATCGTCTAGTTGTACAGCTAGGGCAGGGGCGTAATCTTTAAGAGCTTTTTGAAGCTCAATTAAACCTTTTATTTCTGCTGGCATTTTCCCTAGCCTTTGCGTCGTCTTTGAGAACCGCTAAAGTTGCCTTTAACAAATCCCTGTCCATATCAATAAACGTTTGGTGCGGAAGTCCTGTTGTTATTGCTAACCTAGCAACGAGGTAGTGAAAGGAATCCCGCGTTATCCATTTGGGGAGTCAGCGTCAAGAATCTCTACTTTAACAAGCTGCTCCAAATACTTATCACCAAAAGGCACAACAGTTACGCCATTGCGCCTTTCAGCTTCCCAAGCCAACCAATAGACCGCGCTTTGTTTTTCTTCATCTCTAAAATATTTATGAAAACCACTTTTAAAGTGAGTTTCAAACGCGAACTCAATAACAGGTGTAATTTCATATTCAGAAACGTCACCTGAAGCCTTGGTTATTTTAAGTTTAATCATTTTAGTCCTTTGTTATGACCAAGTACCAGTTGTTGCGTACGCTGTCTTGCTGTTGCATGTGAAGGTTAAATCCATCATGCCTATATCAGCGACCGCACCATTGATATCGGTTAGATTGTCAATAAGAATTGTACCTGAATAAAGTGGGTTTGTTCCTGAAACCGCGCTGGCAGTATCTTGAATTGCTTGGAAAGCAACTGTTGTACCGAAAGCGGCTTGCAGTGTAGCTCTTACTGAACCTGCGCCTGAAGCTAGATCATCGTTTAGAAATGATACGGTTATTGTATCAGCTGCCAACCCAGTAGTAAATCTGTGTGCGGTATCCCCCATCGCGCTGATCTCAATTTGGTCAAGAACGCGGTTAAGGGTGAAAGCTGTTACGTGGTCAGACAAGTTAACAGAGTTAACTTTAAATCCAACTTTATTATTTAAAAACGTTGCCATGAATTATTCCTCGTCTTTCTTGGTGATTGTTGGTTTTGGCTTGTCTTGTGGTGCTATTTGACCGATCTTTTTAAGAAAGGCAATGTCCTCGTCTGTAAGTGTCATTGTTTAACTCCAAGTTGTTAGTGTGCTTATGTTGATTGTGCTGACCATCATCTCTTGAGCTTCCTGCAATACCGACGGCGCAGATACGCTTTCAATGTTAAATTTAAGGCTTGACGCAACAAGTTTTAAAAATACCGCGCAAACCATTTCCTCTAACGCAATTAATGAAGCTTGATTGTCCAGCATTGGGACTATGCAAGTTATTGTAAAGTTTGCCTTTGCCCCAACATTGTATTGATTGTTGCTTGGCTCAAGCATTGGGTCGGCATACCTGAGAACAACGCTATTGGCGGTGGGTGTGGCTGGCACATAAGAGAACGTGTCCCACACCCCCGCATTACTTAGCGCGGACGCAATGGAAGCTCTGAGAGTTGTAACGGCAACTGTCATTAGCCTATTAGTCCATTGGGAGCTAAGTGGTTCGCAATTAAGCCTCTAACTTTTGCAATCAATGTTGAACCCATTTTAAAGGGTGATGGTTGAAAATTCGGGTCTAATGCTCCGCCGTTTGCTGCCTGTTTGGCTTGCCAGATTTCAGTCGCCACCATAAGGGTAGCCAAATTTATTTCGGGAACTGTTGCATAATCTGTGCCATGAAACGACCCTGTTGCAACTCCGTAAGGTCTAACTAAATGATTTGTTTGATCTGCGCCTGAAGCAACCGTAAAAGAAAAAGTATAAATTGTAGATTCGGTTATTGTACGAGTTCCGTTAAACACCGCGCCTGAATCTGAAATTACTAGGCTTTGACCAACAACAAAACCATGAGGTTCAACTGTTGTAACAGTTGCCTTTAAGCTGTTTAATTCTGTTACAGCAATGTAAGCTTTATTAAACCACAAATAACTTTTAATTATATTTTCGGCAGCCTGACAGACTTCCTCAACTGTTGCCGAACTGTACAAATTACCTAATTGTAAATTTGCTCTAAGTTCAGCTTCAGTAACGTATGTGGCTGCCATTGTCTGCCTTTCTTAAAGTAAAGGGGCGAAGGCTTCCGACGCCCCTTTACAGATGATTCCTATTTAGGAAAGTTTATGCAACCATCCACTTGTAAGCACCGGCATTGATTTTATTTGCAAGCGCACCATAACCATAATAAGCAACTTGAATTTGTCCTGTTGATATTAAATTAGTTTCTAAGCGGTATTTGCTTGACTCGTACCATGTAAACGAATCAGGGTTTATTACGATTATTGTTTGATCGCCTGTTCCTGATAGATAACGTGAAACGCGAAGGTTTAATCCGCCAATGTTACCGCGTATGTTTGTTGGTGTTAGATTTCCTGACGCGTTTTGTGGATTAATGGTTTGTGTAAATACTGCACGATTTGAACCATCAACTAAGCCCATCAATGCGCCCCATTGTTCAGGTGAAACAACAATGTTTTGCGCAAACCCAAGAGTTCCTGAGTAAATAGAAACTGCTGCATCAGAAATAAAATCCTGAATATTTGCTGCTGACATTGTGCGGTTTCCGCCATCTGTAGCAACCTGTCCAATAATATTTCCTACGGCTGCGTCTGTTGCTTTAGCGTAAGCAAACTCCATTTGACGTACCAACTCTGAGAAAAACGCTGGAGATGATCTGTCTAAAATTTCTGTGCTAAATGTTTGTTGTCCAGCGTACTTTTTGACTGAAACGCTCAAGAAGGAAACGTTTTGGTCTGTGTCTGACGGTGCTGCGCCTTCGGCTGTTTCTGCAACTGTTGGTGCTTGAGTTAATTTAGGAATTTCAAAAGTCATTCCAGCGTCAGGAAGTGCGGCTGAACTAATGCTATCGATAAACGGTCTGTCAGCATTTGAAAGCGGATTGATAACCTCAGTTAA